TTACCATCGGTGTCAAAGAATTGTACTCTGTAAGTCATTGCTGTGTCTCCTTCTGCATGTACTTGATGACTATCTTTTTGTTGCGGGATATGATGACAACTTTACCATCATCATCATACCCTGTGTATTTACCTTTATGCTGCATTATGTTCATCGACTAACACGTAGCGTGTATAGCTTTGGTTCTTTGTAGGATGCAAAGCTTTAACACTTTGGATGTTGTAACCTAGCTTGCGTAGTTCACTGATACGCTTTGTGAAAGACTGTATATCGTATTCGTTCATAGCTTGCTTAAGCGTAAGGTGCTTTGCTTTGCGTAGGTGGTTTAAGATAATGTCGTGTTGTTTAGTAGTAGCCATGATGTGTCTCCTTTCTGGCTGTGTGTGTCACCTGCTTATCAGGTTGTTACATTACTGTCAAAACTTTTTTTATGCTAACTCATCCTCCTTTACATTAGCTTCGAATACTGCTCGTGCAAACCCTCGTGGTGTAGCACTGCGTATGTCTTTCGTGCGCTGGGATTTACCGCCCAACTTTAGGTGTTGCTGACTGTATCCGTCAGGCTTTTGTGTCGGGCGTTTGGGTGGCATAGTGAAGCCTCCACCTGTCCATAGGCATGTCTTCTTGGTGTACCTATCCTTGGGTGCAATGTAGTCAGGCCACCGTGGATGTTCTGCCTCTGCATCAGGGATGTACTCGCCATACTCATATGGGTGGAACGAGTAGTTAGGCTTGCGCCATAGTGTGGCTAGTCGTGACACAGGGTTCTCTATGAAGTATGGAATGTCCAGTGCCTCGAACAGTGATGCACACCACCGTGCATGATTGCTAGCACGTATCTGAAACTCTGGATCAGCCTTACGTTTACGCTCGAAATGTGCCGCACCTGATACAGCTAGATCAGTACAGACAGGGAATGCCATGCCGAATACTACATCTCTGCCTGTGAATGTACTTTGCAGTGATGCAATCACATCAATGTTATGTAGATCAGTATGAACATAGCGGATCATACCACCACCATCATAGTGTGTAATACTTAGCGTGTCTGGATCATGTTGTATATCAAAGGCATAGCAAGTATAACCTGCCTCTGCCCAAGGCTTTAGTGCCTCGCCTGTGAAGTCATACAGTGATAGTACGATACCTTTATTCATTGTTAGTCTCCTCTTCGATCTGCCTTTTCATAATCTGCAACACACCAATAAGACTATCTAAGTTATGGCTGTAGTGCAGGATATGCTCTATCCCTCTCGCATCGTCATATGGAAGTATTGCTACCTCTTGTGTCGCCACACGGTCACGATACCAATGCTGAACGATAGAAACAGTTTGACCTTTGTGCTCCACACGAATCTGATTGTTACTCATGTTCATTGTGTTGTCTCCTCTATTGATCCAAACCCTGCACCGTTACCTTCTTCATCTCGGCACAATACAAAGTTAACCTTTTGATTACCTAACTGTAGCGTGAACGTAGGCCAATCGTCAAACCCATATTCGTCTTTGATAAAGTTAAACCCTACAATCTTTGCTCCGATTAGCTGCGAATAATATTTGTTAACGTTCATTTGCTTAACCTTTCTTGTGCGGCATGTCCTGCCTGTTTAATCTTAAGTAATTTCTGCATGTCGTTTGGCAGATATACACCATAGATATTGATTATCTTTCTCTTGTCACGCTCTCTTGCGTCAGTGTCTATAATTGTTTGACCAGTGTGATCTAATAGCAACACGTGACCATCAACACGTATGACGTAGGACAGCGCACCTTCGTTATGCTTTGCAAGCTTTGCTCGTATGCTGCCTACTGTTGTGCGCCCACGTATGACACGCAGTTTACTTTTCACACTACGAAATGACCAAAGCTTGCGTATCGCTTTCTGTAGATCGCCCCACGTATGCAAGTAACGTGTTTCATCTTTAACGCCTAGCGCATTAGCGACAGCCATAGCACAAACGTTTTGATTGGGGTTCTCTCTATTGTTACTTGTAAGCTTTAGCAATTGTCTATCCATTGTGTCGTGCCTCCTACGATACCCTGTTTGCGTATATGTAATAACATTTTACTTCGTTACCTTTGTAACCATCAGCAAACGCTACACCTTTACCGTTAAGCTTTATCTCTACAGTAAAACCATCGCTTTCTAGCAGCGTCTTTGCCATGCGTAACGCTTTCTTGCGTGATGTATAAAAGAGAACTGGACGCTGTCCTGCTTCATTGATTGTCCAAACTTGTTTCATTGTCTCACCTCTATTATTGCGCCCACGATATGGGCTGTACTGATATTAGATTATGTTCGTTCTCTACACCGTCAACGTAGAAAACATATTTCTGTTTATGGTTATAGTATCTTTCACTAATATGAATATCTTCAGACAGTTCATATTCTTTTATGATCCATTGCTTGGCGTATCGCTTTGCTTCTTGTTCTGTTTCAGCAAGCATAGGTTCATGCCAATCATAAGGTTGGATCATCCATAGGTCTAAATGTTTGTTCATTGTCTTTTCCTCTCTTATTTACCAAACGGGATAATCTTACCGTCCCGCATTTCTGATACTAAACCGCCCAAACAATTGCGGATTGTAATATGTCCATGTAGTTCATGCAGTCTTTTTACTTCGCTGATCATACGTTCTTTGCCTACGTTTGGTGTAATGATTGCAAGAGCGGGTTTGTCTTCACGATCAAAGCCTTTGTATACGTAATAGGTTTGCATTTTGTTTCCTCTCTTTAGTGCAATGGGTATGAAATGTTTGGCACGTCTTTTGACCAACAAGCACGACAATCACCGCAATGTCCGAAATCTTGTTCTTTCTTTTGATCTTTAGACATTGATGCAAAAGTATCGTGATCAATCACCGTGTTATCTTTGTTGGTGCGATACGCTAAACACTCTTTACCGTGTACTGTTTCACCGTGTCTATGAACTGTTGACGTGTTAACGTGTCCAGCAATTGGTTTGTCGCCTATCATTGTTGCACTAACACGTATTGTTAAATTGCTTGGTTCTTGTCCATATTGCTTGCGGTATTCTTTCACTATCTTTGCTTCACGTGTCGGCAACCAATGGCGTATTTCTGGTGTTTCTTTTGCTGTCATTACAATAGCGTGAAGCATTTCTATGCTTTGCAGATCACCGCTATCAAACCAACGGTGTTCATAAATGCCAAGCTTAGCGCAACCCCGTTTAATCTGGAATGACATTTGCTTTGCCCAAAGCTTCGGATTGTCATTAATAAGATTAACAGCCTTTAACAGATTATTAGTCCAGCCTTGATCTACACTAGGTCTAAGCTTCTGAAGCTTTAGCGCATAGCAACGTGAACAAGTAGAACCCTTAACGTTGACAAGTTTTGCGCCTACTTTGCAAGCTTTGGCTGATATGGCAAACGTGGTGCTAGGCATTTTTGTATTGCCTAAAGATACTTTCCCGCTTTCTGCAATTGCTTTCTTTAGTGTTAACTTTTCCATTGTCTTATACCCCATCTACTAGATCAATTTTACCGTTGGTTACTCTTATGACACGTGGCAATAGTGAATTAGGGTTTATTACACCATTATCGTCTAATTCATACATGTCACCATATACGTATACAATGTCATCCCATACGCTTTCTTTTGATATGACTGTTCTTTCTATTCTAATCATACCTTCTTTCTTTGCTTCTTCTTTTGCTTTCTCGACAATGACTAGATCAAAGTAATCTCTCACTAGTTCGAACCAATGATCACCATCAAATTCATTGCAATCCATGAAATGGTAATACTCTTCATCAGTCATAAGGCCACGCAATAAAGCTTCACACGCTGCATCTGCGCTGAATGTTACCTTTTCACGTGTTAGTTCATTGGTTAGTCCATAAGTACTAACATCAAATGAATTAGCATTATTAATAATGAAATAAGTACGTATTACATTCTTGATCTGCATCTTGCGTACTTCTTCGTTCATTTGCTTCACTAGTCTGTCCATTGTATTTAACCTTTCTGGTTTTTGGTTTGCTTATCTAGTGACACCATAAAGGTGCCACCAATAAATAAACCCTTATACATTTACTGTTGCTGTTGTTTCTAGGATATCAATAAAATGTTTCTTTCTATATTGGTTTATCTTATCCCACCAAGCTTTCTTGTCTGTTGTTTCTAATACTGTCGATACAATCACAAACGCTGTACCGTTTAGCTGTTTCTGTAGATTTACTTTATATGTTGTCATTTTCTTACTCGCTTTCTGTTAAACATAATTATGGCCTTGCCGCTATTGGTCGGCCTTACGAAGTAAAGGGCAGTTCGATCTGCAATTGTCAAGATGGGTAACAGCATAATGTTACTAAATGTTTCAGTTCTGTAACAATTCGTGATGATAGTGCTAACATTCCAGGTTATGAATATGTATAGGTAGAAAAACCGATATGTAATGAAATCAATAGCTTAGCAAATTACGTATTCCAGGATATGAATACATGAATGTTTGCATATGTTTTGTGATCACAAATAAAGATTAGCAAAAGAAATGTGATCACAAATATAATACTTTGCAGGTTTGCAATATACGCTTTGCAGCTTTGCACTACCTATTGTGCATACATGCACGTCTAATGGTGTATCTGTGCACAATCGCACATAGGGTAGGTATTTTAACATAATACATAGTCTAATGATGCTATATCACTAGTAAAACATAATAAAAACAATACATTAGCTATACATTTATAGCAGAAAAGAAAACATCTCTTGCTCTATGCAGCTCAACTATAAGTATAAACTCTAATGAAATCAAACACTTAGCTATATCAAGAGGGGTGGGGCAGGCTCCATCCGGGGTGGGTACGTTATACGTATATACACAATTACACACACGGGGTTTTTACGTTCTCGTATACCAAGAGCAACACATTAACAGATTAACAAACCCAGTATTAACAAATTAACAAGCCAGGGGTACGGACCAAAAGTATAACTTCCCTGGCTATTAAGTATAGTTTTACAAAAAAGTGACTTGACAACCGCTTGACAAATCGTATAACTATGGGGGTAGGGGGCTAAAGTTAAACTTTTAAGTAATAACTCTATAAAGTAGTTACACTAAAGATAGTAGTTACATAAGAGTTATTACTCTATAGAAGTAAAGATAAAAGATAGTTACTACATAAAAAGTTATTACTACTGTGTTATTAATGATAGTGGACATAGGTCATATAACTATACATGCAACTATATGAATATTTGTACTTGACATAGTTATTACTCTTATGTTAAACTATACACAGTCACAAATCATAAAAGCAATAATACTATTGTGACTACGTGCTGCGAGTAACTACACTGATACGTTGTAACTGTGTGTCTCCTCTCCCTCCTCTCTGTAACAATTACAATGTAACAACGTTACTTGCGGCACGTACTTTATTGCTGATTAAAGTTTTTACTTGACAATGAAACAGAAACCTGTACAACTGTATGCAACAGAAGATGTTTTAACAGACTTCTACAACGCATTAGCTAGCAATGACTCACGTGCTATACGTAAAGTTCACATACCTAAGTCTGATGTGTTCTACGTAAGAGATGCTATAGAAGCACGTACTGGTGTGCGATACACGTTAGATCACGTAGAGAGAGCTATGTACTTAGAGGGACATCTGCAAAGACACGAAGTGTTAGACCCTGATCGTGAGAGAGAGTATGGATAACTTAAAGCTACCCATTGCATTAGTTATGGCTATGGCAGTACAACTAGCTGGTGGTGTGTGGTGGGTATCACAGCAAGCAGCTACTATAGCTGATCTAGAAGAGACTGTATCCCAGTTAGGCTCTAAGATGGCTATAGAGGATAACGTTAACCTTAAGCGTGACGTACAGGATAATGCTGATTACATAGCTGGTGCGTTTGACGAGATAGATGAACTCTGGGAAGAAACAGAAGGTTTGTCTATGTCTATAATGCGTATCGTAGACTTACAGCAACGAGTAGCGCTACTAGAGAAGACACTAGAGTTTATTGACAGAGATCACAATAGTCTGTTAGACCCACGTAAGATGGATATGAAGTAAGATGGCAGAATACGAAGTAAAGTTCCAGATACGAGTACCTAAGAGTCGTAACCCTAATACAGGTGCAGTTAAGTATGCACCATCAGGTTACTCTAGTACTCCAGTAAAAGTAAATGCAGCTAACGCAGCAGAAGCACGTAAGATTGCTGCTAGGACTGAGAAAGTCACTAAAGCTAAAGCCAGTGCAGCACGTGGGTTAGACTACGATATGCCTAAGCCTAGAGTACAGATTACAGATGTATCACGTGTAAGCCCTAGCCGTGGTGGTGGTTCTATGGGTGGTGGCTCTATCAAAACGCCTGATGAGTATGGTGGTATTAAAAAGGGTGTTGGTGGTACACGCCGTAAGATGAACAAGGGCGGCTACGCTAAAAAGAAGAAGTAAGATGGCAACGACTAAAGATGTAGAACGTTTACCTAGCGGAAAGTTAAAGTACCGTGGTGAGACTTTCCCTGGTTACAACAAACCGAAGCGCACTCCTGGCGCATCAAAGAAGTCTGCAGTATTAGCTAAAAAAGGTGATGAAGTAAAGATAGTACGCTTTGGTGACCCTGACATGTCCATCAAGAAAGACCAGCCTGATAGACGTAAGAGCTTCAGAGCTAGACATAATTGTGATACAGCAACGGATAAGTTCACTGCTCGTTACTGGTCATGTAAGGCTTGGTAAGCTATGTGGATAGGAATACTACTTGTTTGTTTTGACCCTATGGCACTCTCGTGTAAGATCATAGCTAAACCTGAAGCGTTTTACAGTGAAGAGGCTTGTTTAAAGGAAGCAGAACAAGTAGCTACTAATATACGTCAGGGTGGTGCATATGCTACACCTCACTGTCACAAAGTAGAAGGTGGTAACGCATAATGCCTGTACAAAAAGTAAAAGGTGGTTATCGCTGGGGTAAGACTGGTAAAGTCTACAAGACTAAAGCTGCTGCTGAAAGACAGGGTAGAGCTATACATGCTAGCGGTTATAGCAAGGGTGGATCAACAGTAAATGCTGCAGGTAACTATACCAAACCCACTATGCGTAAGAACCTCGTGGCAAAGATCAAAGCAGGTGGAAAAGGTGGAGCGCCTGGACAATGGTCTGCGAGAAAAGCCCAGATGGTTGCTAAACAATACAAAGCAAAAGGTGGAGGCTACACATCATAATGAAAGCACCACAGAAAAGCTTAAAGAAGTGGACTAAACAGAACTGGCGTACTAAGAGTGGTAAACCTTCTACGCAAGGCTCTAATGCTACTGGTGAACGTTACCTACCTGCTAAGGCTATTAAGTCTCTTAGCAGCGCTGAGTATGCAGCTACCACTAGAGCAAAACGACAAGGCACTAAGGCAGGTAAGCAGCATGTGGCTCAACCTAAGAAGATTGCAAACAAAGTGAGGAAACATAGAACATGAACAAGGGTATGAAAGCTTTAAAGAAAGCAGCACCAGAAGTAGCTAAGAAGATGGGCTACGGCTATGGTGGTATGACTAAGAAGAAAGACATGATGGGTATGGGTATGGCCTACGGTGGTATGTCTAAGAAGAAGCCTGTTAAAATGAATAAGGGTGGTATGTGTGGCGCATCTAATCCACCTGCACGTCCTATTTAAACGAGTAAGTAATGGTACAAAAATTTTATCATAAATACAAAGATGCTCTAGAAGCTAAAGGCTATCGTGTAGATGAGCATGGCTATGTGTGGGATGGACGTGGTAATCAAGCTGCAGGTGAAGACAATTACGGTAACGTACAGAGTAAAGACCCTAACGTAACACAAATCTGTCAAGAAGCTGAGATGGCTATGACTGCAACACCTAAGCCACGTGCTAAGAAAGCTAAGAAGAAAGAGGAGACTGAAGTTGTTGAGACTCTGGAGATGGTACGAGCACGTGACGAGAATGGACACTTCATCGCTGATGATCCCTCTACACCTGATGTGAATGAGGCTTGGATAGTTAAGACTGTCAAGAAGGTTGTGAAGAAGAAGTAATGGTAGGTACTCGTGACTATAATACTGTAACAAAGGGTTTGATAGTTACTGCTACTTCAGGCGGTGCTAGCGCTAATGTTGTATATACGTGTCCTAATAACTTTGATGCAGAAATAGACTTCTTTCATATTACGAATGGTGACACAGCTAACCACAACATTAGCATACAGTGGTATCACGCAGAGACAGCTACGTATCATCATATTCTAAATGATAAAGCTATAACAGGTAAAGATGTGTATAACATTATTACATCTGACAGAATATACTTACACGCAGGTGATAAGATAACAGCGTTTGACGGTACTAGTGGTAACTTAGAAGTATTCCTATCAGGCAAAGAATACTTTAGCCCTAATAGATAACGCATAACGGGTATTCCAAATAAGTAATAGTAAAGGCCCAGTATTTTAGTATAACTATGTATGTTTCCGTTGCTAGCTTAGCTAGCGTTAACATAAGGAGTATACATAATGGAACTAGTAATTTCTGAATCACGTATGTGGGCCATTAATTTTAAGGCTTGGATGGTAAAAGTGTTTAACGCATTCATCGAAGCACGTCAGAAAGAAGCGAATCGTCGTATTGCTATGATGCAACTTAGCGCAATGACAGATCGTGAGCTTAACGACATCGGTATCGGACGTGGAGACATCCGTAGGGTCGTTAACGAAGACTAACAGTCCTAAGCAAGGAGGAGAGGCTTGTGGACCCAGTTACTATAATTAGTGGGGCCACTGTTGCCTTTAACGCCCTGAAGAAAGGCTTTGCTATAGGCAAGGACTTACAAGACATGGGTAGCCAGCTAAACAAGTGGGCTGGTCACATGGCTGATCTAGGACAAGCTGAGAAGCAAGTTAAGAACCCTCCTTGGTGGAAGTCTATTGGCGGCTCTATAGAGTCGGAGGCTATGGAAGTTTTTGCAGCTAAGCGTAAGGCAGAGTCCATGCGCAAAGAGCTAAAGGACTATATAAGTTTCACGATGGGGCCATCCGCATGGGATGAACTAGTGGCTATCGAAGCCAAGATACGTAAACAGAAGAAGGAACACGAGTACCGTAAAGCTGAACTACAAGAAGCTATTATAACTTGGGTAGTAACAGGTTTGTTTTTAGTAATAGGTTTTGGTATTATGGGTTTCATATTATACATGGTGAGCTAATGGCTAGACAACTAACAGAAAACCAAATGAAGTTCTTAGAAGTCCTGTTTGATGAAGCAGGAGGTGACGTAGTTACCGCTAAGAAGCTGGCTGGATATAGTGAAACATCTAGCACAGGAGCCATCGTAGAAAGTCTTAAAGATGAGATCGCAGATAAGACACGCACTTATTTTGCTCGTACTGCGCCCAAGGCTGCTATGGCTATGGTTGGTGCTTTATCTGACCCTACTGAACTAGGTGTTCGTGATAAGATGGCAGCAGCTAAAGACTTACTTGACCGTGCAGGTTTAGGTAAAGTAGACAAGATTGACGTAGGGTCAAGCAGTGGTGGGGTGTTTATCCTGCCATCCAAGGAAGGTAAGAACGAGTAAGTATGAACCGTGAATCTTTGGGGTATTGGGAGTTACCCAAGCCACACAAAGGTGAAGAGAGACAGTGGCACGTAATAGCGAGAACAACACGCACAGTGCCTTTCGGATACAGAGTACACCCTGACAACGAAAACTTATTAGAACCCATACCAGATGAACTAGAAGCTTTAGAGCTTGCAAAGAGACACCTAAAGCAGTATAGTTACAGAGAAGTTGCTGTATGGTTATACAGACAAACTGGTAGATACATATCACACATGGGTTTAAAGAAAAGGGTAGACATTGAGCGAAGACGTAAGAAAGCAGCTACAATTAAACGCAAGCTTGCCAAGCGGCTCGAAGAAACGCTACAGGAGATCAAAAGGCTCGAAGAAGAAAATATTGGAGCCTACCGAATCATCCCCCCAGACGAGTGAACCTGTAGTAGAAAAAGTAGCAGCACAAGTAAAACCTGTAGAGTTTGATGTTGACACTGCACAAGAAGTAGTGTTTAAACCAAACCCAGGACCACAGACACACTTCTTATCCGCATCTGAAAGAGAAGTGCTGTATGGTGGGGCGGCTGGTGGTGGCAAATCGTATGCTATGCTGGCTGACCCACTTCACGGTTTAAATGACCCTAACTTTAGTGGTCTACTAGTTCGACATACTACGGAGGAACTACGTGAACTTATACAAAAAAGTCAAGAGCTTTACCCTAAAGCCGTTCCAGGTATTAAGTGGTCTGAAAGAAAGAGTCAGTGGATTAGTCCAAGGGGTGGTAGACTTTGGATGTCGTACTTGGACAAAGACATGGACGTTACTCGTTACCAAGGTCAAGCGTTTAACTGGATCGGGTTCGACGAATTAACACAGTGGCCTACGCCTTATGCGTGGGATTATATGCGTTCACGTTTACGTAGTGCACATAGTAGCAACTTAGGTTTATACATGAGAGCTACAACAAACCCTGGTGGTGCAGGTCATGCTTGGGTTAAGAAGATGTTCATTGATCCCAGCGCAGCAGGTAAAGCTTTCTGGGCTACGAACATTGAGACAGGTGAGACTATCACGTTCCCTAAAGGGCATAGCCGTGAAGGTGATCCACTATTTAAGCGTAGGTTTATTCCTGCTAGTTTGTTTGACAATCCATACCTAGCAGATACTGGTGACTATGAAGCAATGCTTTTGTCACTACCAGAACACCAGCGTAAGCAGTTGCTAGAAGGTAACTGGGACATTAATGAAGGAGCAGCGTTCCCTGAGTTTAACAGAAGCATTCACGTTGTGGACCCTATCGACATACCTGACTCCTGGCCTAAGTTTAGAGCT